AACGCAAGTGGGTTAATTTTGTAGGTAAGTTTTATCCGAAAGCAACAGTAGATTTACTTCCCGATGATATACAAACGCAAGTGCAGGAAGCATTAGATTTTTATGAGGAACAAGGTAAAAATCCTAACATATTTTACAGAGGCCCCACTGAGGATAGTGCCATGCAAAAAGCATGGGTTGTCATTAAGGGGGAGTGATTATGTTTTTTGATATTATTAAAAAGGCTTCGGATAATTCAACGATGGATGCTGAATATTCTAAATTTAAGCAACTTATTAATAAAGTAAAAGGGGTCAGAGATTCTATACAAAAAGAGACAAATGAAATATTTGAGGGGTTAAAAGATGTTGTGGCCGGCGACCCTATAGCGTTTGATGAAGCAATGGACACTCTAATATTATGGCTACACAACTATAGCGATAGGCCGATAACTGAGGCTCAGAGAAACATAATGTCAATATTTTACGGTGACGAATATAGGCCAAGTTCACACGACAAAACTCTTTCTGCGATATCTGCCCTACTTTTGCAAAAAGAATATTTACATAAACCTTACCGCATATTCAAAATATTTACTCTTGAAGCGGTTAGGGGCACTTGGACTGAAGATATTGTAAATCGCAATTTACTTCATATTCTTGAAAATACAGAAACGTCAGTCAGTGAAAGGGGTATACTACATTTTCTAGGCGCCCAACTACCTGATGGCGACGGAGAATTTAAAGATTTAATAGGGCAGATTGATGATTGGTATTCTGCTCTATATAATAAAGTTAAAACTACGTCCGATGTAGATTTACTGGGTTCTTTTTTTGTGACGTGGAAGGATGACCCCACACGAGCAGCAAAAGCGTTAACACCATATATTACTAAATTCAGGGACCTTTTATTTCAAGAAATAAATCAATATCTTAATAAGTTGATTTCTGCTGAAAAAAAGTTAATGGACGTATTTGAAATTATAACACAACAAGTAAAAAAGATGGATGACTTATTTGGTAATCTAAGAGACATAGGTGCTGAAGTTAAAGTAGGTCGGCGGACGACCTCCGAAGATGATTACGATGGAATAACAATTACAATGGGAGAATATTTTTTTAATACATCATTGCCGAGATTACTCAGTCCAGAAGATTGCCCTACGCTGCAACACAAACCAACTAAAAGTCAGATTTGCATACAACAAGACCGTGGACACTATCGTAATATCCCTCAAGGGCCCATGTTTGATACTATATTTACTATATTCGCCCTCCTTGCGTCTCGACAAAAAGGTGTTGTGCCCCTTCTAGATTATTTTATATATCTTACAGATTTAGGCATAAATACTGAGGCACACTATTCAGAACATTTAAACATAGAGATAACTGGAGCAACTAAATCTCAGATTACCGCTTTTAGGCGAACTGTTGAGCACTTCAAAGGATTGCGGCTATTTAACTTTAGCGAATCTTCCTCACGAATTAGGACTAAAACATTACCTCCTATTAATACATTTATAAATAGATTTCGTAGAGAAAGAAAAAGGATACAAAGATAGATTTTAAAGGGTGATTAATTGGATAATAACTTATTATACGAAATGGATTTAAAAATGTCTAAAGGTAATTTTGATTATTTTTTTACTAAGGTATTAGGTTATGAAATGGCACCCTTTCATAAACAGTGGTTAGAAGAAGTACAGAGTAGTAATAGAACTGTTATTATTTGTTCTCGTGACCACGGCAAGTCGGTTTTTTTCCACTCTTGGTGTGTATTTCAATTATGTTTTCAGGAGCCTCCATATCAAATGCTGTATATTTCATCTAATCATAAACAAACAATGGTGCATATGAAAGATATTGACCGCATGTTTACTAACATACCACAGTTAAAGCGATTTAAGCCGAGGGCTGGTTGGGCTGTAGGTGCTATGCGCTTAACAAACGGAAATGAAATACTTGAGCGTTCCGTTGGTTCACAGATTCGTGGGCTTCACCCTCAAGAAATTATTATTGACGACCCACTAAAAGAGTTCTCAATGAATGCTATTCAACGTGTAACAGATTGGTTTTGGGGTGATATGATTCCCACATTACATCATACTGCTGCTTTACGAATGGTGGGGACTCCTTTTACTTACACGGATATTTTTTCACAACTATCTGAAAACCCAGCATATGAAGTTAAAAGATACCCTGCTATAAACCAAGCAGGTGAGGCTTTATGGCCTTCCAGATGGGACAAAGATAAATTAGAACAACGTAAAATAGAAATTGGTTCCAGTAAGTTTACTAGAGAATATCTATGTATTCCTATAAGCACAAACACCATGCTCTTTGCACCCGACCATATAGAAAAATGTAAGGACCGAGATGCAGTTCTTACATCATCTAGAATAGCCGAAGATAGAAGATACTATATTGGTTACGACCCAGCGATTTCAGCGAATGGCGATTGGACAGTAATGACTGTATTAGAGGTAGATGATGAAATGAATAAAAAAATAGTCCATATATTTAGAGCACAAGGTTTAGATTTTAGAGAACATATAATGCATGTTATGGACCTCTGTAGAAGATACCAACCGGAAATTGTTATGATTGAAACAAACACATTCGCTAAAGCGTTTTCTATGGAGTTAAAAAATATTAGTGACTTCCCAATAAAAGAATTTACCATGAGTAGAAAACGTAAAGAAGAAATTATTTTAAACTTACAAATGAATATTGATAATCATAAAATTATTTTTCCCTACGGTAATGAAGAATCAAGAAAGGTTAGTAGACAATTGATTCAGGAGTTAGAAGCCTTCGGTATTAATCACAATGGTAAGATAGAAGGCGTGGGCGCACATGACGATATGGTTATATCTTTAGCGTTGGCTAATTATGCTACAAAGAAGTTCTCGGATGTATTTACGCTACTCGATGATGAGGGAATCTTTAATAATGGCTCCCCGTCTATCCCCTTTATAGGTGGTGGTATCTATGGTATTAATTAAGTTCGATACAGACCAAATGCGGCAAGAATTGGACGAGTTAGACAGGGCAAAACAAGACGTTAAACAACAAGAAGAAGCAAGAGTTAAACCTATTGAGGAACGAATTAAACAGAACCTTAAAACTAAGTCAGAAATTAACTCTTGGTTAGACATGCAATCAGATTCAGAAATTGATGTAGTTAAGTCCATTTCTGCTATGTGTGGGGTGAATCTAACAAGTGCTATGTCTTTTATTCCTGCCTACCCTACCCCTCCTGTTGTTGGCGATAAAAATCTTCCTGATTTAGTAAAGGAGATGAGAAAAATCCGCAGAGGTCTAAAGGGTGGACAGCGTGATAGTATCGCTAAAGGTATTGACCACCTAATTACCGCATATCAAGAATACATCGGTAAATGTGTAGATTCTATTTATTGGCTCCGCCCATATCACTCCCCACTCTATGATTCAGGTCTATCCGAATCAAAAATCAAAAAACTATACAGTGTTAAGGATTCAGACCGTAGACAAACAATTATTGATAATCTTTGTAAAATGTGGGACGCTAAGTTAGAGCGTAGGGAATTAGATTACGGTCCAGAATACTCTACTTTAACAAAAGAAATCAATAAGGGTAAAAAAGAAATTTCATCCATACTTCGTTCTATTAAACATCAAGATATTAGAAAGTCCCGAAGAGAAAATATCGAAATAGAAATTAGAGATATTATTAATGAAAATCCGGGAATTACTTCTAATACTATTTTTGAGAAAATGAGTGAGAAACATGCAAAGTATTCCACACCATCTACGATTGCTAAGATGGCTATGACAATAGGCGCTACTAATGTAAATAGTGAATATTACCTTATTAGAGATGCTATTCGTAAAGATTTATATTCCTATGTTGCCGGCTTTATTGATTCGGATGGATATATTACTATGGATAGTAAGTACTCTCCGAGAGTAGGCATGGTCGCCACCGGTAATAGAGGTAGAGCCTTTTTTACTGAATTGGAGTCAGAACTAAAATGTGGTAGATTACATTTAGACCAAAAAGTAGGAGAAAATAATAGAAGTCAGCACCGACTAAATTTTTACAGTGCTAATGATATTGGGACTGTTTTAGATAAGTGTATTCCCCATCTTCGTATGAAAAAGAGTCAGGGGAGATTAGTCAAGGAAGCATTAAGAATTAAAAAGAATCATAAGAACCAACCGTGGGCAAAAGAACGCCTTAAGGAAATTTTCCAACTAATTAAATATGAAAACTGGAAGGATGCTAGGAACACTTATGAATTAGACAAGTATGGAGTTAATCCAGAAGTAGTAGTTAAGTATTTTGATAATGATAAAAATTCAATAATGGATGATTTAGAATCCATCGTAAAGGAGGAATAATATGGGAGTAAGAGATAGGCTAAGTAATTTAATCAGGAGAAGGACACCTACTCCTGTAGAAAAGGAAGTATATAATTTAGGTATACAAGAAAAGAAACACCCTCAACATATTTTGGGTCCTGCCCTATACAACGTAGCAGACCAATCTGTTGTTGTTAGGACGTGTATTACACAATTAAAAACGGAAATTTTCCGTCGAGGATATCAGTGGGAAAAGGCATTTTATAAAAAATGTACTAGTTGTGGTGAAGAATATCAATCAGAAATAGACGAGTGTTCTGTTTGTGGCTGTGTTGAATTTAGAGGCCCCGACCCCATGCAAAAGAAATATGCTGAAAAAATGGTAAACGGGTATGTAAACAAATCAGACCAGTTATTCGTTGATGTTTTAAAAGAAATAGAAAGAGATTTAAATGTTGCTGATGATGCATATCTTATATTTGTTAAGGAATATTATGTAGATGAGTTAGGTAATATTAAACTACATAAAGTAAAAGAACTATACCGTGGTGACCCACTAACTATGTATATTGATGTAGACAACGACGGTGATAGAGGAACTTCACATTATACTTGTGTTACCCATAGAGAACTATATACAGATGACCCACATGAAAATTGTCCTGAATGTAATGCTTCTTTACACCCTGTTGTATATGTTAATCGCGTTCATGGACATGAACAATATTATATCGAAGGAGAGGTTGTTCACGTTAGTAAATTTAGCCCTAGTAGGCTATACGGAACATCACCAATTATTACTCTATGGAGTCATATTACTACCCTTCTTGCTATGGAGAATTATATTAATACATCGTATAGTAAGGCCCGCACACCGAAGGGTATCTTAGCGGTTCAGACAAACAATATGGATTCACTAATTAGATACTGGAGAGGTGTTAAAGAGAAGTTAGAAAAAGACCCACACTATATTCCTATTATGGGTATTGAGACAGAAGCCGGAGGACGTGGAGAAGTTAAATGGGTTCCGTTTATGCAGAGCCTAAAAGAAATGGATTATTCCGCAGTTAAGGATGATTTAAGAATGCGTATTGGTGCTTTCTATGGTATATCACCGATTTTTCAGGCTGATAACACAACCGGTGGCGGTCTAAATAATGAAGGTTTACAAATTACAGTAACTAACAGAACCATAGAATTAGCACAAAGCGTATATAATAAATATATATTTCCTTATATGGAAAGACAGTTTGGTGTTACTGATTGGAATATTAGGCTGCTACGCTCTGAGGAAGAGGACGATGTTCATGCTATGCGACGACGTGAAACAGAAGTCAATATTGCTGGTCAAATGAAGAACTTAGGGTTTGATGTAGATATGGACGAAGACGGAAACTTTATCTTTAAGAAGATGGTTAAGCCGGATGAAGTAATACAACAAGCACAGGCTAAAGGTGCAGAATTTCAGGCAGACCCATATGCAGGAACAGATATAGATGCTAGATACTTAGGGCAAATGCAAGCAGATATGATGCAGCAAGGCAACCAACCAATACAAACAGAGGGCCGTGGAAATAAGAGTAGTACTGCTTTACAATTAGCAAATAGAAATACAGGTGCTCCCGCAGGAACAGCGAATGAAAATGTGGATAGGAGGACAGAATAATGAACTGGCAAGATATTCTTAAAACAGATTTTAAGAAATTAGATAATATAGCATTAAGAAATTTATATTATAGTTTAAAAGATACTGCTAGAACTGAAGAGGATAGAAAATTTCTTTTTCAAATAATTGAAGAAATGATACAAAGAGGTATGTGGAGAACTTCCAATTACAGAACAGGCAGAAAATAAAGAGAGATGATAAAATGACTGACATGATTAAAAGAAAGTTAAATGATATGAAACAACAATTAAGTAAAATCGAGAGCAAAGTAAATGCTCCCGAACCCGTTCAGAAAACAACAACTAACATGGTTCCCGCAGGTGTTGGTGAAGCAACAGAACCTACGCGAGAAGCAGAACCCGGCGCACCCGGTTTTATTACTGGTGGGCCTAGAATGAGTAAGAAGATGAAAGAAGTTTAAGGTGATTAAATGGGTTGGGAAAATATTGTGAAAATTAAAAAACCATCACCATATGTCCCAAGAACGGTCACCGTTGGTGAAGAACCAAACAAAAAGGATTTTAAAGAAATAGGTATTCCACAACCTTTTTTTGATAATTTAGAGGAAAGTTTTCTTAATGATATTTTAGAATTATTACCTGACCTAAAAATGGATACTATCCAAAAAATTGAGGTTCCATACGATAAAATATTAACATTAGATTTTCTAAGATATAAAAAAATACCATCAGAAAAAAAGAAAGAATACTTAACTGATATAAAAAACAAAATAGTTAATGAAATTTTTTATATAGTTATAAAACCTACATTAAAGGGACGGCAATCGGTTCTCCCTCCATATCCAAAAACACCATTAAAAATATTACAGGATAGACCTAATATTGATTATGAAAAATATGGTGGGGAGGGTACGCTTTCAGATAGATTCGTAGACCAAGCGGAAGAATTAGTTACGGACATAGCCACAGCAATCAGTAGAATATTAGTACCCTATGTTAAAGAAACCACTAAAAGGTCCGAGCCATCCAAAGATGATGACGATACTCCGAGACAAGAACAGATTGTAGAAACACCAGCGAGTAGTGTAGATATGGGTACGGTCTATGCTACATTATTACAGGGTACGGATAAAGCCAGAGGCTTCAGGGATACAGTTGATTTAGATTCCGAAGGTAAGCCCAATATTACTAACGAGGTTGTAAGAATCTTTGAAATACATATTAATGACTTGTATAAAAATGTGTATATACATAATGCAAGTAAATTTAATGACAAAATTTACGCTAAAGTGGATAAATTTTTTGAGCAGTTACAAGAACTAGATAACTCCGATAAAGATAACGCCTACAGAAAACCTCATGTTCTCCTAGATAATATATCAATGTTAAGAATAATAATGAGAATATGGTTCACTGCATATAGATTAACTAATGTAAGAAATCTGAATACTGGGTTAAATAAACCAGTACGACAATCTGCAAAACGTGAATATAAACCAAAGGGCTTAAAAATGTGGATTGGGGATGAAGAATTTGAACTAACTCCACAAAATGCTCAATTGTTACAGGAAGAATACAAAAAGGTAGGAACGTATAGTTTCCGCGACCCAAAAGCGGGAGAAAAAACGGCTAAAAGAGAGCAGGAACTTGCTGAAAAACAAAAACAATTAAAAGAAACAGTAAGTAAAATTAAGGAAATAGATAAACTTTTACAGGATACAGATGAAAGAAAAAACGAAGACGGGCTATTAGACCTAGCAAATATGATTGATAGTGGTGAGGTTGAAGTATCGGTAGGTGGAAAGTCGATACAAGACAGTGAATTAGTATCAAGTCAGAAGTTAAGAGCAGACCGTAAAGAATTATTACGTCAGCATAAAGAATTAGAGGCTACTATTCGTGTTAAACCATCCATTGAAGACAAAGAAATAATTGAAGCGGCTATGGCAATGGTAGACCCTTCTTATGCAAGGTCAGGAAAAACAATTACTAGAGAAGGTGCTCAACAGACGCAATCAATGAAAAGACGTGCTGCACTTGGAGCATATGATACGCCACCATCGGATGATAAGCGTTCTAAAGAAGAGTGGGAAAAAGAATTCCAAGAGGCTCAAGCCGAAATGTATGGCGAAGGTAAATACCCTAAAGGGGGTAAAGTGGGCAAAGCATTGGATTTACTAATGGGTGAATTGGGTGTAACATCAAATACTATAATTAAAGCAGACAATAGTAAAATTCTACAAGAATTAAATAAAAAAGACAAAAGATTAGTAAAGACCCTACTACAGTTGGCACACCCAACAGAATACTTCAATGAGGATGCCCTAAAATTAGGAGAACTTATTACGGTATTGAAGTCGTTGGGTATTGTTAACGATAATAAGGCGCTAAAAAAGAAAGTCCTTAAATACGAGGACGAGAATCTAAAGGTTGTGAAGAGAGCGGTTCGATTACGCCGCGAATATGAAAAACTATATAAATCAATTAGAGAAGTAATCTACCCGAAGTCAGGTGAAAAAGATGAGTGATGATAACGATTTACAAATGTTACTAAAAGAGTTAGTAGACCGTGTTAAAAGCCTTGAGGCTATGGTTTACAGTTCAGATAATATTCTTATGAAGTCGGGTCTTGTTAAGACCCAAACACAGGTTCCCGCTGTTTCTAGTGGTAGTCCACTACCCGATGCTGATACCATCGCAAAAATGGATTGGACAGAACTAGACAGCATGGTTAAAAAAATTAATGGTGAATAATATGGAATACGATAATTTAGGAGAAACAGAAAATTTAAGCGCACATAGGGATGCCCAAAGCGATGCGGAAAAGAAAGTAACAATGGCCCTAACACAATTACGAGATTTAACAACATTGATTAGTAACCATTTAGGAAGTCCAGTGGACCCTGATGAACACGCAGAAGATGTTAAAGTAAATAAGCCAGCATCTAAGAAAGTAGATGTATTTGGTGTTCAATTTGATGATGGTCCATTAGGTCCACGTTCTATTCCTCGTGGTGCTGCAAAACCAAATAAGCCAACAACAATGAAAAAGGCATATGGTCGTGATAAACTAGATAGAGATTTAGCAGGACAAAAGTATGTAGGGCGTGGTGCAGACCGTGAACCTATGGAGGATGAAGCCGGTCCTATGGAAAGAGGTCCAGTAATGGGTAAAAAGCGTAAACCATCAGTAAAGGAATCTTTACCAGAAATGGCTGCTTCTTTTAAAGCAATTGCTGAACAGGTAAAATCTGTGAACATGTTGTTGGGCAAATTAGTCGAGCAGGAGGCTTCAACAAAAGTTTCCGCTAAAAGAGCAAATAGACCACAGGATGAAGACGAGCCTACTAAGGACAGATTCTAGGTGGTTTAATGTGGATTGGAAAATTATCCTAAAAGCAAAATTATCTGATTCTCAACGTATTACTATAATGCGTATTATTACTAAATATTTACAAGATAAAAATATAGGTATTAACATAGAATATACCGGTATAGACCCCGGTGAATTTAGTTTTGGGACTGAACAAGAAGTAAGATTTCCTAATAACTATAAAATTACCACATCAGACGCTTCAGCAAATTTTCATATAGATTTTAATCCTCATAATTTACAACCTGTAATTAGACATAAAAGTGGTCAACTAAGTTTAACACTAATGTTAGAAGATATTTTAGGAGTAGGGGACCCAGAAAGAGCCGAAGAACCATTAATAGATATGATAATGGAAGTAATGAAAAAACCAAAAGCCGACAAACCAAAAGACGACAAAGGGGATGTTTCTTTTGGTTAATAGGTGGATGCCAAAATATAATCACTGTAGGGTCTTATATCTTACCGCCAAAGAAGACCCAAAAACCTATGGTGGTGAATGGGCAGAACTTATTTCTGAACTACAAACGAGTATGGAAGATGACGAACATCTTAAATCATACGTTGAACTACGAATACCACTTACTCGACTTAATCAAGCAAGGAATGTTACATCATCCCATGCAAAATTAGTTCTAGACGTGCTACGTGAAATTGCCACATCTAGCCCTATATCAAAAGAAGACCAAACTAAACTAAACACTTTTATTATGCCAAATAAACCTATGTATAGAATATTCGAGATTGATGACCTTAAAGAACTTAAGGGGTTTACAGGTGAGTGGATTGTTCAAGAAAAATTTGATGGTCTTCGTATTCAGATTCACAAACTTAAAACTGTAAAAATATTTTCATTTAATGGTAGAGATATTACAGATAAGTTCCCAAAACAAGTAAAAAGATTAGAGCAAGATGTGTTTCCAAAATGTATATTAGATGCGGAAGCCGTTCTTTACAAAGATAACGAACCCCTACATAGAGCAGACACAATTGCTTATATTAACAAAAAAGACGCTAAGGCAGATATTAAAGTTCACGTATTCGATATTCTTCGGCATCAAGGTGAAGATATTTATGCTAAGAAGTTAGAGGAAAGAATTATGACTCTCTTTAAAGAATATTCTGCACTAAGCGACGACCAAATACAATTCCCATCTAAACGCGATACGCGCTCTGCAGATTCATACGAAGAGATAGAAGATTACGCAAAGGAGATAATGCAAAATCCAACATCAGAAGGAGTAGTTATTAAAGATAGTAAGTCATCATATGTTATTGGTAAGAAGAAAAATCCTAAGTGGGTTAAATGGAAAAAATTCATAGATTTAGATTTAATGGTATTAGAAGTTAGAGAAAATAAAAATGGGACTTATAGTTACACATTAGGTGCTGGACCTATGGATGACGATGATGAATATAAACCAGTTGTAGAACATGAGGGTAAAAAATACCTTAACGTTGGAAAGGCTCTAAATACAAAAGAAAAGGTAGAAGTTGGAGATATTATTAGAGTTAAGGTTGACGAAGTTCAAGCAAATAAAAAGGGATTTTCTATCTACTCTGCCAAATTTGTCGAGATACCTGAAGTAACAGAAGCGGAAAGAATTATTACCTTAAAGTTCCTTTCAGAAGATAACAAAAAAAGATTATCAGATTATACTATTGAAGCACTAACTAAATCATATGTAATTACAGATAACATACATGGGTCTGCAATTATTAAAGGTGAACTATCTATGGAAGGTTTTATCGTTCACGGGTTTGAAGAAAATAACCTCATGGCAAAAAATGCTACTATTGATATAGAACTTTGGAAGGAGGAACTAGGTAATAAGTATCTAAAGGATAGTGCTGTTTTAATGACATTGGTTAGTAATATGACTCAAGAAGATACCAAAGTATCTGTAAAAGAAATAATCTCCCGTGCTGAAAATATGAATAATATACTTAGTAGATTATTTAAGGGTAAGGGTGAAAAGTTAGAAGAAGAAGTTACTGCCTTTTTACGTGAGCGTGGTAATGCTTATGGTATTCTGTATGATAAACCTGCTCGTCTTTTTTATAATGATGATAAAATAGAATTAAAAGAAGAACCTACCACGTTTGAATTATGGCGAAGAAAGGACAAAGACCTTAATTTTGTAATAAAGCACAAAGGAAAAGAAATGGTTTGGCGAATAGAACAAAGTGAAGACATAGATATGTATAATTTGTTTGGTAAGGCGGATAAATTTTTAGCACAAATAGATACTGATGCGGATAAAGTAAAATTATTATCTAAAGGTGGTGCAGTAATTGGTAGTCAAAGAAATGGTTATCACGAATACATAATTGATTCAAAAATGTATGATGGTAAGATACACTATCGGGTCGTACCATTTAAAGATAAGAATAAGTGGATAGTATGGACAGGTTATAAAACCAAGCCCACAGATAAGACAAGCGATGAAGGACTTGTAAATATCTACGACGATAAGTATAAAAAACTCAAGTTTTCCGATTAACTTTATATAGTATAGTGGATTAACCTCTGAGTATGGCGTTAAGCACAAATATGCTAGGAGCGCATTTTGGAGCCGGAAGTGAACTGGTTATTCTAAAGGGTAGTAGAAACGAACCTTTAGTAATTGCTGGCTACGCATCAGTAGATGTAGTAGATAAGCAGAATGACCTAATTACGTTAGATGCACTTAAGGAAGCATCTGATAAGTTCATGAAAGGTGATTATAAAAATGTTATGATAACGCATTCCAATGTGCAGGTAGGAGAAGTGATTGATAATTGGACGGACTCAAAAGGAAATGTATTAAAAACACAAGTTGATGATACAGGACTTTTTGTAGTTATTAAACTTAGAGAAGATATTGAGAAAGCAAGAGAAGTAGGACGTGAGATTCGTAGGGGAAATCTACGTTCTTTTAGTATCGGAGGTCAAGCCCTTCACAAGTCGAATAGATACGACCCCGATGTTGGAACATATAAGGAGATAGATAAGTTGGAGTTACACGAAGTAACGATTTGTGAAGAAGGCATAAACCCCGAAGCGAAATTCGATATTGTTAAAGAACATAAAAGAGATGATAAAATGTCAGAAGAAATTGCAAAAGCATTAGAAGAATTTAACGACGTTGTAGCAGCATTGCGCAACCAAGTTGATATTAAGAAAGATGATTCAATGGACGAGGAAAACATGGAACCTATGATGGAAACAGATGAGGAACTCATGGAAGCCCCGGTAGAGAATCTTATGGATAAGGCTGAAGAAGATGACGAAGAGATGTTAGACGACGAGGAAAATAAGGCTGAGTCCGTAGTATACGGACACAACGAAACTGGTCAGTCCCGCATTGATGGTGCATTAACTGGACGCTACAGTGGCGAATTTAAGAATTTCGTCACACGAAAGTCCGAGAGTATTAACTCATTGGACTTAAGCGAGGAAACCCTCGCAAAGGCTTACGAGCAGTTTAAGTTAGAAAAGGAAGAGGCCCGCGCTTATGATGTAATCAAGGAGCAGTTTGAAAACCTTTACGAGCAAGAACTAAAGTCAGAAGCAGAAGATATTGCTAAGGCAAATTACGACGCTGCTGCTGAAGTCGCTGCACTCAAGAATGAGTTCGCAGAACTTCGCAAGTCATTAGAAAGTAATAACAATGTTATTGCAAAGCAGGTTCAGAGCGTTGCTGCTGGACCACAGTTAAGTGAGGAAATGCTCTTAAAGATGCAAAACATTGGAGAACTATCGTGGGAAGAGGTTAACGCCCTAGCCCGCGAACTACAGGAGTGATATAAATGAGTGTAAACACAATTAGAACAATTCAGGATTTAGAACGAGCAACCTACGGTAGTATGGGTGGAATGCAGTTACTAAAGGGAGCAGGAGCAGAATCAGGTATTCACTCCGCTCACGATGTAACTCTTCAATCTGCATTTAACGGTAGTGGGCTTTACAACCATATTTACGGACAGAAAGTTTGGTCAATGCTTAACCGCGAAATTAACGCATTAAGTATTTTACCTAAGAAACCTTGGTCTTCCTCCGGTTGGCGCATCTTAAAGGAGCGAGCAATTGGTGGCGGAGCAGATGTTTGGGCTACGACTGGTGGAACTGGTCACGGTTCTCTAACAGAAGGAGCAATTGGTGGTGTAGCAGAAAATGCAGCATTTACAACAAGTGCAACAGATGGACTAAGTCCATTGAAGCCAGTTTATGATGTACTATATGCTAGCCCAAAAACCATTGCACATCAGTTCGAGATTTCCGAACTTGCTGCTGCTATGGCAAAGATTGACGATGGAATTGGCGATATTATGTCTGCTTACCGTGAAGAAATTGGTGTTTCTCACGCAGAAGTCATGAATCATATGGCTCTAATGCCACTTGAATCCCAATTTAGTGGTGCTACACCATTAAGCGGAATTGCTAACAACCTAACTTCTTTGTATAAGATTGTATCTTCATATGATGAAGTTAACGCTATGGACGGTGGAGTAATTATCACTGGTACACAAACTGCTGCTGAAGAATTAGTACGTCTTTATGGTCATGACCGCGCCGCTTCTGGTGCTGATTGGCTAAACGCATATGTTGACTACGGTTCTTCATACGCTGCACGACGACCATTAACTCTTAACTTGTTAAACACAGCATTACGCGAGTTGCAGATTCGTGGCGGTTCACCAAAGGTTATCCTAACAGGATATGATACAATTCAGGCCCTCGGTGAATTACTACAATCTCAAGAACGATTTATGGGACGAACAGAAATTGTTCCTACTCATAACGGTGTTCGCGGTGTAAAGGGACGAGAACTTGGATTCAAGGTTGCAACATACCATGATATTCCAATTATCCCAACAAAGGAAATGGGAAGTACTGGCTCAGGAACTGGTCTATCAGATATACTTATCTTAGATACAGACCATATTTTCCTATGCACTCTAAAACCAACCGAATATTTCGAGGGCGGTATTGACGCTGGCGACCCATTCGGTGTAGGCAAACTTGGAAACCGAGGGCTTTACCGAACAATTGGTGAAGTCGTCTGTACTTTCTTCAAGGGTCAAGGTAAGATTACTAACCTTTCGTGAGTGTGATATAAGATGACACATACAGTAACACTAATTAGTGACCATTTAGGCTCGACTCGTCCTAGAGTTATGGGTAGTGAATATGTTGTAGATGCTAGTATTGATATTACTTCATATACCGCTAACGGGGAAACAATTACTGCCTCTAGTTTAGGCTTAAGTGAAATTTCTTGTGTAGTAGTATCTGGTATTTCAGTAGATACTATTTCTGGTGGATATGCTGTATCTATGATTAGTGCAGAAGTAGCATCTGGAGCAACCGATGGTGGTAAATACCAAACGGGTGCAAACAGAAATGAGTTTCAAATTCATGCTGCTGCTGCATCTAATACTGATAACATTGGCGAAATTAGAGTAAGAGTTTGGGGACTACTTTGAGGTGAATAAGATGGTTCGAGTACGATACTTAAATGGATTTTGTCGCGTATATGGTAAAGAATTTTACCCTAATATGTGGACAGAAGTACCGGACGATTGGCTGCCTAGATTAAGTAATGATGCAGGTTGGGAAATTGAAGGAGAAACAACAGAAGAAACAACAGAAGAAACAACTGAATTAGTTGAAGAAACTGTTGAAGAAACTGTTGAAGAAACTCTTGTGGTGGAGGAAGAAGAATCTTCCGATGAAGCCCAAGAGGAACCTTCACTATCAATGACCAAAAAAGAATTACAAGGTCTATGTGACGAAAAAGGACTTGAGTATTCTAAGTTAGATACTAAGTCCACACTTCTAGGTTTATTATCCGGTGAAGAAGAATAATTATTATGTCCGCTATCCGCAAATCTACACTAAGTTTATAAGTAGGTTTGCGGGTAGTGGTATTAAGTCGGTGACTATATGCCTAGAACAAGAAGCATTAGATGTACTGAAAACACAAATGTTATTCAGCAATTAGAAAAGATACGTGATGGTAATGTTACCACGCACGAAAACCCCTGTATGTTTAGGGGATTATTAATAGTTAGTACTAACTCTGGAGCAGATGTTGGTGCTAATTTTAGTATTTATGAAAATAATATTGGTAGTGGATTTACTGTCCCTGCCGCTGTTGCTGTTTCAGCATCGAATAAAACAATTACTTTATCTAGTGGTTCATGGTTAAATCGCGGCTTACGCGTTGGTATGGTTATTACTATTTCTGGTTCCGATGAATCAGGTAATGATGGTGATAAAACAATTACCGCTTTAACCGACACTGTAATTACTGTATCGGAATCAATGGCTGATGATGCCTCAGATACAGGTATGGTAATTGATATTAAAGGTGGAGATACTGTTGGATTAGTCGCAAAGTTCGCATATAAGAGTATGGGTTCTAGCGGTGGAGCCGGTGGAAATGACCCTACTGAATTATACGAATTTAGTGGTATTCTTTGTCGTGGTGGACTCCGAATTGAATCAAGTTCTTGGAGTAATTTAGAGGCTTACATTCTTGTGGAGTGAGCCACTTGACTTCTGTTCTTGCATTTAAGGACTATACTGCAATCGGTGCAGAAACAAAGTATACCCAAGAAATTGCTATAAATTTATTAAATAAATATATTTTTCCAAGTACTGCTTATGAGGGCGAAATAAATAATGTACAAAATCCTAGTAGAGTAGTAGAGGACGCTTCAAGAATTGCACAAATTAAAGGCGTGAAGCGTGGATTAATTAGTTGGTTATTTTCTCATGAAGATGATGCCGAACAATATATTCCTAACTTTAACGAACAAGAGTTTGATAATATTAATAGAGATGCGTTTAATAGTATTTTAGACATGAACATGCAGGACTTTTTACGTGGTGTCGAAGGAACTACAGTAGAAGCCTTAACTCAAAGTATTGATAATCTTGATGTAGCGGCAGTTGGTGCTGATAAATTTAAAGCAATCGCAGATGCAGTTAAAGATGGTAAATTTTTCAATACAAATATTACGTTACGAGATATTAAAAATAAAACGGCAGTAAGCGAACAATTTTATAAATTAACACCTACTACTGTAGATGACCCCCTCTTTCAACAATATTTACAAATGACCGAAGATACACAATATGCTACTGCTAGTTCAGCAAAAGAAGGCACAAAAAAGGGCTATCTTAATATCAATAAAATGCTAGAAGTCGCAAAAAGATGGGCTCATGTTATTTCATCAAGAGAATTTACTAAAATTTTAAATGGTGTAGAATCTAATACAACCGATGAAGAACTAGAAGAATATAGAAGGCAGGGAGTGGATATAAAGTGGGAAGGTCTTAATTCACCTGAAGATATTATTGCACTTATGAAAAAAGGAGAAGATACACCTTGGCAGATAATCTTGGCTAATTTTTTGGCACGTAGTATTGTAGATAAAAGTAGACCAGACCATATATCATATAACTACGAATTATTTTACCCATTATCTGTGTTTGATGAATTTTCAAAAATGGATGAACTGTTAGATGAAATTAAATCTGAATCTCTAGATAAATTAAAAAAATTTATGGTTAAAAACACATATGATTTTTCCTTTGACGTAGAGGACTTTGAAAAAGATTTAACATTTAATAATAACTTCAGTGATGGGGATGACTTAAATAAATTTTTAAACGTCTGCCATGTTATAGAACTAGTTAATGAACACGATAATAAAAAACTAAAAGGTTTAGATGCAGTAAATAAATTAGCATCAGAAATCGCAGAGGAGGTTTTAGAACAACTTTCTGGTGGTAAAATAATAGTGACACAATCTACTACTAAACAGGTAGATGTAGAGTTAGACGGTAAAAATTTACCATTAAGAATATTAGAGGGGACAAACCCCATATCTATAAATGACATGGAAGATTTACTAGGTGAGACAGAATACACTAAAGATACAATAAATATGTTAGATGGAAAACAGGATGATGCTAGTATTATTGAAATATTTGATAAAATAACAAGTAAAAAGAAAACCGATAAAGGAATTGCATTCTCGAAAGCGATAGTATATACTAGTACTTCTGAGAAAGATACTGTAGAACTATCACTAAATATTAACTTAGATTTGTCTAAAAAATCACCAATTCCTGACGCAGCAAAAAGTATGACTAAAACTAGAAAACCTAACATACAAAAATTTAATAACGAGTTAAATTTACAAAAATACGCTGAAGTAAATACAGATAATACAGAACCAGCCAAATTATCAGTCGATGAACAGTTACTTAATATTGCTGAAAAGGCTTTAGACACTTTACAGGATTTTGGAAAAACACATAGAATGTTATCTATAATTAAAGGTAATGATGTTCAGAAAATACTAAGGCAGACCCAAATAAAATCTGTTATTAGTATTTTAAATTCTGTTATCAATTCGGCTAGTGATGAGGTAAAGGGACAATATTCTGAAAGATTATCTAATATTACGAATGTTATTGTAAAAGATGATTTACAATACGATGAATTAATGACTGTTATAGAACCAATGTATACTTTAATAACTGATATAACCCAACAATTAGAGCCTAGTGATGATGAATTAATGCCTGAAACTTCAGATATGTCCGACGAAGAATATGAAGAGTGGGCGGAAAGGAAAAAGAAAGATTTGCAGGAATTGGAAGATGAAGAATCCGATGAAGAAGAGGGGGTCGTACAAGACGACACATTATCCCCAGAGGTATTTTTAGAACTTGAAGGTGAAATAAAAGACCCTGATGATATTGGTACCATAGCCCATTTACGTAAAATTACTCAATCAGATAATGTAGACGATGTATATAGAGAGAAATTAGATTTTCTTAACGAATTTGGAAGAAGCGAAGACAATATTAATGCCATAAAAAGTTTAACAGATGAAAAAGAGAAACTAAAAGGGGATGATGAGAAGAAGGTACAACTATTAAATGTTAATGCCGAATATAATCTACGTACTATCTTACAACAATTAATGCAGGTTGACGAAGAGGCCAGTGTTCCGTTTATAAACAGCCTAATTACAAAAGCAAAAAAATCAATCAGTAGTTTTAAAAAGACGAAGGGTATAGAAAGTACAATGGGTAGTAGTTATAAGTTACTAAAGGGCTATAATATTAAACAAATGGTTATTGATATTCTTACACGTTCAAGTGGTTTTAATACCGTAGATATTGCGGACTTATCAGGGACAATAAAACTCACTTTTATATTTAATAAATCATATGGGAGTCAACAAAGGTTTGGTAACAAACTTAAGTCCTTTACTAAATTACAATACTCGCAGAAAAAACGAGTTGAATCGACAAGCGGTAAAGTTGATTTTACTGTGGTCCCTCTACACGGTAAAAACTATACAATGAGAAGTGTATTAACGCAGCAAGATACTGCTAGGGTTTCTGTTGGAGATAAGAGAAAAGGTGAAATATATGACTTCTTTAAGGTAAGGATTTATAATGAACTTTACTCTAACATTAACGAGTTAGATAGATTACTTAAGCGGGTGGAAGCAGAATGATACACAGACCTTCAGATACATCAATAAATCAAGCGGACTACGCAAACGGTATAGGTTACTATACCGACGTGGCAAGAATTGCTAATTTACTCAGTGTTCCAGAATTCGATGATTCATCATATCCGACAGAAGGTCATGTGGGTGAACTAATTCGCTATGCAGAAGATTATATTGACGAATATACAAAAGATTCATGGCGACCAATTTTAATCGAAAACGAATACCATGATTTTGATTATGATATGTTTAGAATGAATAGGGCTAGCATGTATAATAAGTATACAGATTATGTAGGGTATATCCGACTCAATGCAGAAAATCTTCGTAAAATAGTTAGGCTTGCTGTATGGCGTGGTAATCAGTGGGAAGAACTTGCTGGTGCTACTTCTTCTGTAACAATTACTGACCATACTAATATTACAAATGTTGTTTTACGTTTACCTAATAGCGGAACTACTTTTACACTAACTCCCGGAACTACGGTTAGTACATTCAATACTACTTATGGTAATCGCACCGCTGCATATGAGTTAGCATATCTAATTAACGAACAGTTACCTGTTATGACTAATGGGTTTACCGGGTCAAGTGGGAGGAAGGCTATAACATCAGGTTCAGATTCTATTAGTGATTTCTTTTATGCTACTGTGGAGCAGGACAATAAGATAGTAATCTCATCTACGCTACTGGGCGATGATGGTAAAAACTGCACACTTACTGTAAGTGGTAGTGGGGTTTCAAGGGAAGATTTTTCAGATACCGAGGCCCGGGGCCGTGAGCAGGACTGGTGGGATATTCGTAATGATGGTGCTATATTTTTCCGAACTAACTACCCATATAATCAAAAACACTCTATTCGTGTTACATATCTTACAGGAGGGGCGTCAGTCCCTGCTATTATTACTGAGGCCGCTACCAAAATTGTAGCATGTGAACTTATGGCCGAAGACGATTCAACGCTTTTACTTGGTGAGAACGGTGAGGCCGGACTTGCTTTAACAGATAAATATACTAAGTATAAGGAAGAAATTGATAAAATTCTCGGTATGAAAAAGCGCCTTATTTATTTCTTGGATAGTGATTAATATGTGGTATGATATAATTAAACAGGATAATGAGTTTTTTCTTGGTATAGAAACCTATGGTCCAGAAGTTAGCATGGCTATTTCTAATTATTCTATGGGGCTTACAGATACATTAGGTTTACGACTTATAATTGATACTCCTACAGCAAAACGTTTTAGGAAAAAAAATAGAAAAAAACTTATAGATGGTATATTTACTAAAATATATTCCGATATAATTAAAAATCATATGGAACTTGGAGAACCTATTGCTAAAGATAAGTTTTACGAATTAGTTGCGGATGAAGCAAAAAAATATACTATAACGATGGAAATTTTAACCAAGAATAAAATTAGTAAGAAAGTAACTAATTTATACGTTTTAACATCAAGTGGAAAAATTGGAAGAAAATACCAACATTATTACAAATATGCGCGTAAAGTGAGCCCCCGACCAGTTCAAGATTTAATATCAAGGGGATATATTGAATCTATTTCTGCCACAAATTTAGCACCAAGAGGAAATGACCCGGACGGCAGCAGGCGAACCAATACACATAGTCCTGACACAGCATATGGTTCGAAAGGAAGGGCAGTCCGAACATTAAGTAGAGATTACGAAAATAGTTTTATTAAAAAAAGAGAAGTTCCTCCTGATTTATATTTAGATAAACTACGTCCGTATATGGCAAGACCAACAGTTTCACGCGATAGAAGCCACCCCCCTAAACCATTTAGAGGGCGACGATAATGTTTGATAAGATTTTAAAGAAACTACAAACCTTACAAGAAAAAATACCTAATGTAGTAGAAACTACTAAGTCGCAGGCAGAAGAAGTAGAAAATATGAGCGAAGAACTTCTTGGGGTTAGAATGTCAGAAGAACTTACTGCTAAGTTTATAAAGGAAGAAATAAATAATAAAATTACTCAGGAATTAAAAAAGGTGTTTGAGTAATGGCAGTAACAGAAGACGAAACAACATCACTTATTACAATCCTTAGTGATAACTGGGCTGCTGCTTGTACTGCTTTAGATACTACAAACGGTAATGGACAAATAGCAGACATACACGCAGTAACTCCACAAATACTAGATATTAGAAATATGAATTCTGGTAAAAATACTGATGCTCAAGGTCGCGCCCGTGGTGGTAATAGGATTAATACTAGTAAGGTAGAAACAGGAGATAGAACTGCTGGGACTCCCGAACCTATTTATTCTAATGATTTACTTATTATTTCTCAAAGTTCTCAAACTGTAAATTACCCTACGGTATTTTGGGATTCCCGTGACGAAATTCATGAAATGGAAATATGGATTCGCACTAGACAGGATGATAGAACACTAACTAATGGAAGTAAGGTTTCCCCTAATTCTGGTACATTTGGTATAGACCGAATCCGAAGCCTTTATATTATAGTTAGGTATATAATCGAATTAAGGCGTAAGGGCTATATCAAAAATGGCTTGTTGTATCAAAATATTAACCACTTAATACTAGGCGGAAGAACAGAAAGTAACGACAAGAGAAATAAATTATTCGGATATAAAGTAAATATAACAATGAGAAGATTAGCACAAGGCGTCACATGTTAACAAAAAAAGTAGGTAAGTAAAATGTCAACATCAGAAGTATGGATGGGTTCCGGTCTAACAATGACTATGGCCCCTGAAGCAAAACTGTTTTTAGGATATATGCCGTATGGCCCAACATTAGGTAGAGCAAGCACAAATAGAGCGCACTTAATTAAGTATAGTTTAGGCTATGCTGTGGATGGAGCATCTGTGGTAATTGATAATGCACATGGAGAAGGTAGTAACGCTGTAAAACATTTTACAGATTATTACCATTTAGTTCCTGATTTATATACGGGTTGTACAGCAGAATTTTATACTAAGAGTGCTTCTGGAGATTCTTACGCATTAGAATTTACTGCTATGGTAGCAGGTAATGATGCTGACGCTATTTACCTTTCTGGTAATCTTGCTGATTTTCCAACATTATTCGCTGACGAAAATGCTGCTGTTTCTTCTTCAAGAAAAAGAGGATATATTTGTTTACAACAACATGGGGCAGTAGTTCCTGCACCTATTAGTTTAGAAACAGTTGCTACTGTTAGTACATTTACAAAAGATATTGAAGAAGTAACTGCTACATCAGGTACAGATTTAACTAAATTAGCGGTTGATGAATTAGTTTATGATACAGCGAATGGTGTTTGTGTTGGTAAAGTGTGGGGTTTTTCTGCTAATAATACTGCATTAGCGGCAAGAGATGCACATGATGGTGCTTCCACAGATGATACAGTACACTTTTTGTCTGCTAATTTAGGTACAGTTTCGGGTGCTTCAAGTGCTTCAAATAGTATTGGTACAGTAGTTATGCCTACATCTATGACCGGAATTTTAACAGCAGGTGATTTTATTTCAGGTGATTTAAATACTAGAACAAATGCAGCAGTTATTGGTATTGTAATTACTCTTAGTTCTGATGGTACAACAGTTACGTTTGCACAAACGGCAACTCAATCATTTGGTTCAGGACATGAATTATATTGGGGTAGAGATACTTCTTTCGCTTTATCATCCAGTTTAACTTCTATTGCTAGAGTAAGTGCTAGAGTTCTTTCAGATAACTGGTTGGGGTTAGTAGATTCTGCTACTCCATCTACACCAGATGTAATGACAGAACAAAAAATGATGGCTATTGGTGGAACTAGAAACGTAACATATCAATACAAAGGTATTGAAACTCCAGCAGCGGCATCATTAGATGCTACATTAAATCACGGAACATGGTTACATTATGCTTTGGGGACAACTACTGCTAGTTCTACTGTTGTAGATACTAACCCTGCAACAAATGTTTTCCAAAGAGCAGGAGCAAACGCATCAACACACGAAGTTCATGCTGGTTATACCGAAAACGCTACTTTAGATTACGACGGAGGCTCACAAAATGGTAAATTCCATAGAGTATTAAAAGGAACTGCTACTATTTGCCCACCATTAATACCCGGAGAAGCCACTGCTAAAGTAACTTTACCAAGTGTTTCTTCTGGACTTATTCAAAACGCAATCACTTATACATTTAGCGAGCGTAATGATAATATTTTACCTTCTTTTGCTTTTGAATTATTAGCAGAAAAGGGTTCAAATGTTGACTCTATACCAATGGTTGACCGAGGAACAACTGCAAGACAAGATGCAACTACTTTTGATACGAAAGATAACGTATATGCAGAAATACATCCGGGAGCAACATTAGGTTCATTAACTTTAACTGCTTCTGCGGAATCTGCAGTTACTGCTAACATGTCATTTAATGTTAAAACCGTCTTTGATTGTCCTACAGGGTATGTTGGAAGGGCCTATGATGCTACAAATAATATCACTAAGGGTTCTAACTTACCTAGAGTTCTTAATAACTTCGGACAAAATACTGGAGTCGCTACTGCTTCTAAGCAGGATTTCTTAACCCCATATTACTTTAGCGATGGAACTATTAGTTTATTCGGTAGTGAATTTATGCGTGTTACTAGTTTCGATTTAGCCATAGAAAACACCCTAACTGATAAACGTTTTATCGGCCAACACAATAAGAAAATACAAAGCGCACTACCCGGACAAAGGACATATACTATTAATATGACTGCTCAACTAACAGACCGAAGGCTATTTGCAGAACTTAGAAATGAGGATTCTTTCCGTAGTGCTATGAGTAATGCTAATATTCAGTTACTTCTAACCAAAGCAACCGGAGAAAATATTAAACTTCAATTCGATGATTATATGATTTCTGTTGCTAGTTTCCCCGGACCTACAGATGACCGAGGGCCGCTTGAAGTATCATTTACTATTATGCCTATCCGTAAGGGAACCGAAATATCCACTAAAACCTCTTGGGTTCTTCAAGGATAACTGCATAAGGTTTATTAATAAAGGGCGTATTGCTAAGGTTAGTGACAACTATGAGTTACACAATAGCCACAGATAAAAGCAAGTTGCTAGTTTCACGACAAGCAACGGAGCATTATGTTAGAATCGCTCCCGGTAGCGAAGAGTACCTAAAAATTTGGATTAAGGAACCAACGTTCCTGCAATTAGAACAGGCGCAAATGAAGTTATTCGACTTCAATGCTGGTTCTCAAGAAGTGAACCTAGACATGGCGGAAGTATACCGTTACCTTTGGGATGCATTTGTGGAGAAAACTGAACCTGCTCTTAGTGCTATGGATGTATTAGGTCTTAATCCCTATATCGGCTCGCAAATCAAGGAGATTTTACCAAATCCCTTTGCATTTACAGAGGTGGATGAGGATTTAAAAGTGCCTATCGTCGAGCAATAAGAACAGGAAAAATAGATAATCCACAAATTGCATCGAGGGTAATTATGTATACTTTAGCCAAAGAATTGAATATTCCACCTCATGAGTTAATAAACTATCCTATTAGTTTAGTTACTGATTTAATGACTATTTTTTCCGAAGTGAAATTATATGAGGCTGATTTAATAGACAAATCTACTAATAAAACTAGTGGAACTACAATGTCTAGTAATGATGGGATAAACTTTGGGTGATTTTAAATGGCATGGAACTATAATGCAAAAACTTCAACGGATTCAATGGACAGTGTAGGTTTTAAATTAGAGGCTATGATTGCTGGTATTTCAAGAATGGTTGAACTACAGGAACAATCTATAGAAAATGCTAAAAAATTAGGCAAAGAAACAGAAAAGGCTGATAAAAAAACTAAGACGTTGCTAAGAAGTGCCGCCAATCTATCATCCAGTGATACATGGTATGGTAAAGCATGGGTAGCAGTTAGACGTATTTCTTCCCGTGTTGCTCCTGAGTTTTGGGCAATACAGAATGCTGCTGTTGGTGCTATGGACACTGTAGAATCCTATTATAAATTTCTAGATGCAAGAAAGAAAAAGGATTCTGGTGAAAAATTATCCCCTATGCAGAAAATAGCACTAGGTATTATGGACACTAAAAAAGGCTTTGAAAAAGGAATGCAATTGGAACGTCTAAGATTAGATACTGGTATAACTAGAGATACTATAAAAGATAATGAAGAACTTGCAGAGGCTTATTTTACTGCACAGCAAAACGTTGCTGAAAAAACAGCAAGGGGTGAATTTGCGCTAGAAGATATGGAGGCTATGGAGACAGCAAAAAATCAGTTAGCGCAAGCACAAAAAATTGGTGAAGCAGTGGCTGTTGCTGAAGCAGGAGGCATGGCTAAATACAAGAGACAACTTTATAGAAAAGAGCAAGCCGCTAAGTTAGTAGAAAAATTTACTAGTATGAAAAATTTCTTTAAGGGTTTAAGAAAATTTGATTGGAAGGCATTTGGCGCACAGATTAAATTAATTGCAGGTGCTGTTGCTAAATTTTTACTAGCGATTACATTAGTTATAGTTATATTTAAAGCACTTAATTTAGGTAAATTACTTCTTGCGATTGGTAAGGGGATATATGAATTTGGTGTAAAAGTAGTAGAAGGAATACTAATACTTATTGATGGTTTCGGAACGTTGATAGGTGGATTTATTGATTTATATAATGCGGTAGATACATTTATGGAAGAAGGTAACTGGCAACCTATATTAGATGCTATAATTAAAATAGTTACTGGTGCCGGGCTTATACTTTGGGGTCTAATTAGCACATTGATAGTACCCATACTTGTGGGTATATGGGAGTTCCTTTCTTCAGCATTTACGGATTGGTTATCTTCTACTGCGGATGATGTTGAAGGAGGATTTAATAAAGCCTTATCTATTGGATTGAACATACTTACTATTATTGGTTCTATTGCTGCGTTTATATATTTTCTTCCGTCAGTAATGTTAGGTCTACTAGCGGCTGCCTCTGTTGCCCTTGTTGGAACATTAATACAAGGATTTATTCCGGGTAGGGCGATGGGTGGTCCCGCGTCAGGTTTAACTTTAGTAGGTGAAAGAGGTCCGGAATTAGTATCTTTACCAACAGGTTCTACAGTATATAGTAATTCAGATTCAAAGAGAATGGCTACAGGTAATACTAATAATATCACAGTTAATGTTCAAGGCCGTATTGGTGCGTCCGATACAGAACTACGAGATATAGCACAAAAGATTGGGCGCATGGTTAATATGGAAGTTAATCGCACTACAGCAAGTAGAACGAGGGGAGCATAATGACTGAAAGCGCAATAGTAGCAATTAGTATTTCTGGTTCTACAATTACTAGAGCATCTGGGAATTTTACTACCGATGGTTTTATTGTTGGGGATTTAATTAGAATTATTGCTTCAACAAATAATACTGGAACATATACTGTAAGCGAAGTAGGAACTACAACAATGGTAGTTACTCAAGCACTAATTACTGAAGGTGCTTTTTCTGGAGCAGTAATAAATTATATATTATTTAATACTGAATCCATTTCATCTAGTTCACAAGCCCCACAAACAAGAGGTATGTCTTATCACGTTTTCTTAGATTTTAGTGCTAGGGCAGATGACGACTTAGGCTCACAATCTCCAATTACAAATAGAATTGGTCTACTGGCTGAATCTTTTAACGTACAAACAAACAAATCAAGACCTACATTTTCTATTCCCGGAACAGCGTTAGTTACTGGTGAATCAAAAACACTATCAATTGACCTTGCAGCGGCAACTAAAACGTTTAGTATAACTGGTATTATTACCGAACAATTAATGGTTAGAAAATACCCTACTGGTGGTAAGTTAGATGAAAATAACCCACTTGCTGCTAGTGGTGAATATCCCGGAAAGGATGGTTCAGAAGTCGCTAGAATTTTTACAGCGCAAGAAATAGCGCAATTTTTACATTCCTCATTAGATTCCTCATTCCTACAACCATATCAAAATATTACAAATATGGCCGTACTTATTCCTAGTAGAGTTGGTTATGACTATAACTACCATACAGGTGTTGATGAAAATACCCCTGTAGAATACTTACCACTTATCCCATATTCTTTTAAGGCTAGATACCAAGATAACCTTAGAGCAGTTACATTAGATAATTCTGAATACTTCAAACCATCCCATTCCTCATCAATAGTTTCTCACCCTGTTGTTATCCAAAGTATTACTACAGATTTTGTGCCGGGGCAACCTTGGTTAACATTTACCATCAATGGTGAATTTATCTTCGACGTAATGGGTAGCGCAAAGGATATATTTGGTGAAGATGCATGAATTTAATTCCATATGCGGGAAATCAATATGGGTTAAAATTCCCAGTTCTTTGTGATGGGTATGTTAGTGTAGATTATTCTGATAATATTGCATCAGAGGCTAGGGGTATTTGGGACCACGAAGGTAGTTTTACAGTTGAAATGTTATTCGTTCCTTACGATGTAAACGGATATGGTTCTAATTCTCAGGCTGCAGCCACTTATGATAGGTCTATTAATGGTGACTTTGGACACCAAACTAGTCAAAAAACTATGCCTTCTAGAGAAAAAAACATCAGTACAACTACATTAGATGAAGGCTACATGCCTACAACTAATAGATTATCTCACCAAATGTGTTTATTTTCAAGTACTAATTTTAAATTATATTTAATAAACAGCACAACAACAAATGTTAATCAACCAGCGGAGTATTATTTTGAAGCAAAATTAACTACAGGTAGTACAACTAGTACAATAAGAACTCCTGTATTATTTAAATCAAGAAATACACATAGTATGAATGCTTCTGCTCCTACCGAGTTTAATTATATTAATAACCAAGTTCATTTGATGGATAGTGGATTTAACGCTACCTATCCTTCTTCGGCCGCATCTCCTACTACTAGTAAAATGGATATAATTGATTCAAATAATGGTAGAGCGCAAATAGGTACAAAGTTATATAAAAGTGATGGAACTGTTATGGGTACTATTACCGCTGCTACGTATACTTCCGGTAGAGCATTACTAACATTAGATTCAAACGTAAGTTCTCTTAATGGAGAAGATATATACATAGAAGCACCTCGAGAAATTACTTACCCGCTATCACCTCATCATGTTGGGGTTAGTTATCATAAAGCATCTAACTCTATTAATATATTTTACAACGGTGCTAAGGTTAGTACATTAAAGCACACAGATACAAACACATTTAGTTTCGGTAATGCTGATATTACTTTAGGTCAGGATAGAACTAGTTCCTCTAAAAGATATTCACAGTTTATGGGAGAACTTCACGAAGTAGCAGTAATACGTGGTTCAAAAAATTCTATCAATACTACAACTACTTTATTACCACAATATAATGATACGTTACTATATGTTGATTTCGAGGAGGCAGATATATGAGTTTACACGCAGTAGATACTGGACAAAGTTTACCACCGTTAATTGATGTTGTTGGTGACTTTGATGCTAGTGCTAATACTTTTAGTAGAGATAGTGGTGGAACTATTACTGGTTTAAAACAGGGAATGGTTATTACAATTACAAATGCTGTTGATGGTGGAAATAATACTAACTATACTTTAACCGCAGATGCAAGCACTACGTTAGCATTAGGAAGTGTCGCCGCTGATGAAAGTAACGACACTGTTACAATTACTCCTATTATTGGACATAATACACCAACTAACCCTACACTAGTAGAGATAAATAGTACAGCATTAGCCGGTGATATAAACTGTTTTGAGATATATAAAACAAGGGGTGCTGCCCCTGCTAATACTTTAAACAGTGTTTCATCATCTACTGTTAATAGATTATATCCAACCAATACTACAATAGATAGTCACCAATCGGCTAAAAGTACAACTCCCGGATATAAAATTCATTCAGATGTTACGCTCACAAATATACTAAGTGGTTCTTCTTTGGCTACGGCTAACGATTATTTTGTATTGATTTATTCCGATAATGGTAATAAACACCATTTTGCTAAAATTACCGAAGTATTAAATTATGATAATGCTGGAGACGGCTTTGAATTTGAACCTAGATTAAAAGAAGATATACCAGAGGGAACCAAATTCGCGGTATACAAAGGGCCTTCATCTACAAATACTGATTTAGTAGCAGTTAGTTACGGCTTAACAGGAACAGGTGATAAACATAACCACTATGTAAATGTTAGTCGACCAACGTTTTATTTCTACAATGACCGAATAGATAACCCAATAGATAACGAACTAGCACATAATACAAAATATGAAGTTAGGAAAAGTAGATATGATGGGTCTAGCCATGTGCATAGTAGTACTTGTTTCTTAACTAACCAATCATTCGGACCTAGATTATTAGATAAAAGTCCATACAAACAAACTGTTAAAATAGTAGATACGGCCCACACATATGATAGCACAGTTAGTGCTAGTACAACAACTCACTATACTAATTACGCTGGTTCAGCACAAACATATACTGCCAACTTAACTAGTTGGGACACTTGTTTTTTAAATGCTAGTAGGCCAGTATATACCTTATCTGGTGGATTAGCAAGTGGAAGTCAATCTGTTGCTACTGTATATTCAGGACCATCTACACATTTATCATTTGTTGAATCACCGGAAATAACTAAAATATTAGAGAACGTATCATCAGTTAAGGTGTCTAAAACAGTTACTGTTTCGGGTAACTACGCTGAGTTAGAAATATATGACTTTGAAAAGGTTCTAGATGAAAAAATTAAAATGAATGATGATTTTAAAGTTAGAAGCGTATTATACCAACAGAAGTTAAATAATAACTATGATGTAAATTTACCCGGTAAGGTTCACACAAATACTACTGCTGGACAGTTAGAGTTTCAAGAACTCGGTGATGAACAAGATTTAGCCCGCCTATTAGGTGATGGGGAAACTATTCGTATAGATGACTATATCTATGTGGTAGCCTCAATAGCATCTAAATCGGCAGGAACTCAAGTAGTTACAATTGATGCATATAAAACAAAAAATGCAGCCACATTTACAACAGGGACAACAATACATGATACTCTATCAGGCGTAAAAGCCTTTAGGAGAGCATGGTCTACGTTAAAATCTAATTTGTTAACTAACGCTAAGATAGATACTGAAGTTGCGGCTGATGGTACAATAACTAAAAATGGTATTACTGTTACTACATCTCAAGTAGATTATAGGGATTTAAATATTGTTTTAGATGATGGTGACCTTAAGAGTTATAGATTATCTGTAGATAAAGGAGATAAGAATAACCAATACTTTGAACTAAATGATAGTGCTTTTAATATTTATCAATATGGTAATGAAAATAGAGGAACTTCTACTGTAACAAGTAACTCTGTTAAATATATAGCGCCAATAATTAACTACGTTGGTGGTGGGGCATTTATTGATAATGTTATTTTTGATGGAACTGTTGAATATATTAATAGTAAAACTGAAAGTACGCAAATGAAATACACAATTAGTGGTAGAGATGACTTAGGTAAGTTATTAGCAAAGGTAAATAATAAAAAATACCTTTATTCCGATGAATATGTTTATTCTACTATGAGTCCGATTAGTCAAATGACTGATACAGGTTTAGATTTGAGAGTTACATCGGGTAGCACTCTCGCTACTCAAGATGCAGGTTCCGCTAATATTAGTACATCAAGAAGGGGTAGTGGAACGTACGTTCCTTTAGAAATTGGTGATAGAATATATTATAGGTATTTATCCTCACCGAGGGAACAGTATATTTTGTTAGGTATAGTGTCTGCAAATACCGCTACTTCTGACCCCGGAACTGGAGTAACAGTAACTGTGTCTTTAGAAACACCTCTATCAGAAGATATATTCAGAGATGTTACTACACCAAAATTTAGTGTTACTGCACCGGGGGCGGGAACGTCACCATTCTCTATTGCTAATTCCACAGAAGCAATAGTTTATGTGGCTAAATCAACCATTATGGCAGGTAAATCTTTATCAACAAATCAAACTGATACTGATACTCCTACTACCTTAAGAGGTAGTGCAGACAAAGGTATAAACTTTATTTCTGGTAAAAAAATAAATGTCTATACTGGGCAGGATTCAACATCATTAGTTGGGTCAAAATCAGACACATATGTAGGATTAGATAATGAAAACTCATTAGGTTATACTATTTCAAATACTGTTCAAATTGATTCTAATATGTCCCCGGAAGGTTTTGTTCCTTTTAACTCTGATGGTACTGAAAACAAGTTACACACTGTTTCCTCTATGACCGAGTACGATGTAATAGATATAGAAACGTTAGATGATGGACTTAACAATATCAGCGTAGCCCCAATCATGCCCACTGTCTTAGGTAGGATTGATTCAAATACTGCTAGAAAATCTATTACTAACGAACAACATATTTATCTAATTAACAAAGGGGGCTTGCCCTCCGGTGGGATATTACACCTATTAAATTCAGAAGCAATAACTAATAACGATTCTGAAAATTACCCTATATCCTTTGTAGGAAAATTAAATGATGATAACCTAGGTTCACCTAAACTATATGCAACATATAGTACTAGATTCGGTTCTTTTATGTGGAGGTATTCATACCTTGAAGATGGTAGTATATACTATCAGGATGAAATAGGTGATAGAATAACTAATACTGCTAAGACATCTATACTTGGTATTACTGGTCTAGATTTATATAGAGATAAAAAAGGTAATATTAGAGCCTGTCTTACTGGTGTAAGAATTGATGGTAATGGACAAACTATCGCTTTAGGTGATGATAACTCAGTTTCTGATACAAAATTACGGGAGGGTTCTCCTGAAACTAGGGGTCCAATGCCCGTATTGGGTAGTAATTTCTATGATACAACTTTGATTCCTAGAAACTGTGATAACGCAAATCATAGTCAAGATTCTAGTAGTATTGCGAATAATGACCACGATAATTACAGAGAAAAATACTGGGGTAGGTTATTGGCCCAAGACAGCGATGACGATAATATTTTCTATGTAGATAAGATGTTCTTTGAAGCAAATGACCCCAAAGCAATAAATACTTTTTTGTTTGCATTGGGTGATATTTATCCTGATAGTATGACTAGACCTAATCATATAGGTTACCCTGCAGCCTCACGGTCTTTTACAGATTACTCTCTAATTTTTAAAGCCAGCGGTACTACGGTAGCAGGGATAGAGCATGATAAATATGTCGGACAATTAACATCTAAAAGACAAAATGATGCCTCTTATGATATTTTACCAGTCAACACAAGTTCTATTTCACCTAATACTATGAAAAGATTTGGAGTAGTTAGGTTGGTAGAGATGACTATGGATTGGCATTTTAATAATGTTGATGTAGAAAATAAAACTGATATAAATAATTATACTGCGATGCTAGATGTTCATAATAAAAAATTCCAATTGCATAATGAATTATTTAGTGCAAATGACCACCAAGTTAAATTTCATACTGCAGTATTAAATCTTGGAGCAGAATTAACTAATGGTGCTAGTAGTGTGACTTTAAATGCATCTCCAGCGGCTACAGGTGGAAGGTC